GTCGGGCGAGCTTCCTGCTCTGAAATATCGCATTATACACACTGAACTCCCACTCAAGGAGCTGGTCGGAAACATGCTGGTCAAAGCGGGAAGCGTCGAGCCCCACCGCTACCGGGTCAGTGAAATGATCCCAGTCGCGGCGGAGTTTGCACGCGGTCTCGATGGGGTTGAGACCTTTGCATATGACCTTGTACCCAGCCACGTTTTGAAATGCCCGACCCAACCTGGGCTCGAGCCCCTTGAGGTAGCACCCTGTCACGACATTGTACTCCGGGGGAAAGGATATGATTAACCGTGGTACCAACGGCTTAGAGGGCTTCACGGCGACGGCCTCGACCTTCAAAAAGGCCCGCACGTCGATCTGGTCCTCAGACCACCTGCCTTGCAGCACGCGGTCGGCCGCCTCTCGGTACCTTCTATACTTCTGGCCAGTGTATGATGACGGATAAACGTCAACAGAGACAACCGGGGGAGCATGGACGGCCTCGAGAAGCTCTTCGCGAATCTGGTCCAACCTAGATATCGCGTCGCCAAGCGGTTGGGGCGGCTCACACAAGCCACCTACGCCGTTCACGAAATGCACCCGTCTCGTGATAGCGTCAACCAGGTTTGGTAGGGATGCGTTCATGACCGCGTATTCCTGGGCTCCCCCGAACCCGGACATAACGCGCAGACGCTTGGCACCAGAGTCCCTACCTGCTCTTTTGTCCCCCGTGAATCGCTGGACGTCCAAACAGGGCAACCCGCGCACATCATACCATTTAAGGTTCTCCTCAATGCTATGCGCGGTGTCTCGTCCCTCGATCTTCGTGGGGCACCCCTATTGGGGGGCACCGCCATGCACGCCAAATTCGCGTCGCATGGCAGCTGCGATTTTCGCAGCCTCCTCATCCGCCGCAGTGACGATGAAGCATAGCTCCGTGGCGATGGTGGATGCGCGGACGATGTCGTGATTGCGCACGTCACGCCCGCGCAAATACTTCAGAACCTCAGCTTCCGCCACTAGAAGGTTTGCGGCGGTGCGCGCCATGCGCGGGTAGCGCATGCGAACATGCTGTGCTGCCTCAATGGCCACGTCCGGGGCGGATATCGCCCTGGCGTAGGCAGTGAGACTGCCAGGCTTGAAGTCCGGGTCTGTCATTCCACCGCGTAGCAGCCGCCCCGCGCGTTGCCAAGCGGTGGGTGTGAACCACCATTTGGCTCCGTAATAGAGCATGCCACCAGCGGAGACCGCGAGGGCCACGCGAGGATTAGCGTGGCCGACCATCCCGATCGCAGCTGCGCC